AAACGCTTCATCCAGTTCCAGTGCTGCGGCGTCCCGAGCAGGACACCTCGCTGCATGGAGATCGGAGAGAAGGTCGTCTGGCCGGGGATCTGGTGGACCGTCGTATTGTATCCACCCTCCCGATACGGAATAGACTCCGTCGCGACAGAGAGACCGGACACCGAAGTAAACCCAAGCGTCGGCTTGAAGTTGAACTTCTGGAGAGTCTGGTCGTGGGGAAGGAACTGCACCAGGAACCGAAAGTTCCTGACCGGGTCAGTCGAGAGGTTCGACCGATTGTTGATGCTAGCCACTTACTTCTCTCCTCAGATGTCGGTCGAAACCGTGGTGCCGCCGTCGAACTGGCCGATCTTGATGACGACGAACTCGGCGGGGGTCTGGAGCGCGACGCCAACCTCGACGCGAACCTCGCCGTTGGCGATGGTCTGCACGGTGTTGTTGGTCGAGTCGCACTTGACGTAGAAGGCGTCGTCAGCCGTGCCGCCGCGCAGGCCGCCGGTCTGCCAGAACGAATTGAGGAACGCCTGGCAGGTCGTCCGCAACTGCTCCCACAGGCGCTCGTCGTTGTTCTCAAAGATGGCGAACTGCGTCAACTCCGAGATCGACTTCTTGATGTAGATCAGCGAGCGGCGAACGTTGACGTGCCGGTCGACGTACTGCGTGCGCAGAGTGCGGGCTCCCATGACACAGACACCTGCACCCGGCACCGGCTTGATCGCATTGACCGGCGGCGTGGCCGTGTTGAGCGAGTCAAGGTCGGTAGCCGAGAGCCGAACCGAGGTAGCCAGGACGTTGACCAGGCCGGTGCCGATGCCCGCTGGGGCCTTGCGAACCCCGTCCGTCACGTCCGTCTTGAGGTAGAGCCCCACGACCGCACCGCCCGGGGGCAGCGTGCGCGTGGTGCCAGCCGCGCCGACCGGGTCAGCGACCACGACGTACGGCCAGTACATGGCGATGGTCGAGCCGTTCAGGCTGCCCCCGGTCATCACCGACGTGGCGAAGGTCGCCGCGTTGGCAGCAGTCACGTTAGTGGCAGTGACATCCCCGACCACAAACACGTCGCCACGCGTGTCCGCGTACAGGCCAGCCGCCTGAAGGACGAGCACCGCGTTGGAGTCGGTCATCGTCGTGGTGTCGGGCACGTTGAGCACCAGGCTGTTGACCACGGTGTCAAAGACCGCCGCGACGTTGCCGTACGTCAGCGCGTTCTGGTAAACGCTGATCGCTGGGGCAGAGCCGTCAGCGCCGCTGGCCATGGTCTTGACGCCAGAGGCTGACGGCCGGTTCGCCGGGGCTGCCGTCGCGCTGGATAGGTTGGCAATGGTGATGTACTGGCTGACACCGTTCACCTGGCGAAGCACGTACCGGGCGTCGTTGACGTCCATCGACAGGTCGGCGAATCGCTCGACCGCGTTGAGGCCGGTCGGCGTACCCGAGCCACCCTGGTTGACAATCAGATCGAAGCGGTCGGTCGTACCGTTGTCGCGCACCTCGACCGACAGACCCGTGGTCGCGTTGGTCGAGTTGGCCCACGCGCCCTCATTGATGGCGTCCACCCGCAGGGTAGACAGCGGGCTGCCCGCGCGGTCGGTGAGGGTGACGGTGGCCTTGACCGCGCCGTTGCCGAGGACCCGGGCGACGTAGGCTGCGTTGCCGCCGTTGGCAAAGAACTGGTAGACGGCGAAGTGCAGCGGGTAGGCGCTATCGAAAGAGCCGAACTTGCGAACGAAGTCGGTCCACGAGGTGACCAGAGTGGCAGTCGTCGGGCCGCGACCCGAGGTGCTGAGGAACGCGCCGAGGGCGGTGGCGGAGCCGAGAGCCTCGATCTGCTGCGGGAGCAGGCTCTCCTCGACGTAGACGCCGGGGCGCTTGTAGGTTGCCATGAGAAGTGCAATCTCCTAGAAGAGGGGTCAGACGGGAGTGCCCGACTAGTGATCCGTCTGGTATGCCTACGGTTCGATGGGAAGCGAGTCGTTGACCACGACCGTGTACGTGGGAACCACGGTGGTAACCTGCGAGACCTGGAGCAGGCGGTGGGCGAGGATCTCCGACTCGACGTTCACGTCGAACGCCTTGGAGAAGAGCCGCTTCTTGTCTGCATCGGTGCCATCTCGGCTCGTCAACCTGTTGAGGTAGGCGCGCCGGACCGTGCCATCAGGGCAGTCGAACCCCCCGAACTGGAACGGGAACTTGTCGGTGAGCATCGCGGCTACGATGCCTCGATCGTGCCGAGGGTGTCGTGCATACGACGTCACCTGATACTGCAGCACAACTGGGATCGGTGACTCAGTGACCACGGCGTCAGTAGGGTTCGGGCCGGGCCAGTTGGTAATGCCGTCCGGCTTGTAGGGCAGCGAATCCACACCGTGGATCGCCCGCTCCCGATCCATAGACACGTTGACCAGGTCGATCGTCAGGTACGGGTAGGACTGGGCACGGACCTCAAGGTCCGGCTGTCCGAACCACACCTGGACTGGACGCGTAGCGTTCTTCTCGTCAGAGACCACGATGCCGCCGAGGTAGGTCTTGAACCCTTCGTCCTCGCTTAGCAGGAACGTCATCCTGTGGCCCACTTCCACACGGCCTCAGACAACTTCTCCCAGTACTCGCTCTCGTAGTTCTGCTGGAGGTCGGCGACCCAGGTGCGGACAGCCGGAATCCCGGGCTGGTCTCCCAGCCCGTACTCCATCTCCATGACCTGAGGGTGGTTGTTGTGGCGCACGATGATGCGCCCATCGTCGGCCTGCACGGTCATGCAGTCGGCGGCCTCGGAAGGCCAGCCCTTCTCGACGAGATACGTGCGGAGCCGCGTGGTGAGGACGTCCGAGATCTCAGCCTCTACCGCTGCAACCGCAGCGCCAAGGTCAGACATCTCGCAGGCTCCTCACGGAGTGGCAGGGTGTTCGCACGTACTCAATTGAGCATCCGCATGATGATCAACAGTTTGAGCGTAGGTGCGAGTGTCCGAGCCCGTCCCCCTCAAACGGCAGAAACCCCCCGCTACAGACGGGGGGTTTCTGGGAGGGAGGACGCAGTGCCGCTGCGGTGCTTCTGACTTTGCATTTGTGACACCTCTAAAGTATCACGATGTCGCGCTATCGCTCACACGACGTACATTTACGCAGCGTAGCCCTGGAACTGAGGATCGTTGACAAGTTCCTCTGGATTGACCTGCAAGAGGTCCATGGTCAGCACCGTGTAGTACTGCTCTGCGTGCCCGCGCAAGTACAGCCGCGAGATGGTGAAGATCTCGTTCTGATAGATAACGCGGTCACGGTAGAACGTGTCTGGCGCAGAGCGCAGACCCGGCAGGTACCGGTCGATGTCCGCGACGTTGAACGTCACGCGTGCGATGTCGGCCTGGTAGAAGCCTCGCTCATTCTGCACGGTCTGACCCTGAAAGATGACAGCACTGATCGCGGGGATGTCAAATCCGGGCATGACCCATCGCCGTCCACCGTCGTAGTCACCCACGGCATACACCGTGTCGATCTCGGTGTTCACCGAGTCGAACCGATGCCAGTGAACCGACTGCCCAGCGGGACGCTGCAAGTCTTCAGAGATGCCTGAGCGAATGGCAAGCACCTCGTAGTCCATGCTGAAGCGACCCTTAGGCTCAGAACTACGCACGTGGGTGCCTCTCTTGTTTTGCTTCTACGTTGTTGCACTGCGACATGCAGTTACATCCTGATGCCCCAGCCCCGATAGGGGTACCCGAAGTTGCGTCCGACTGCGATCAGACTTGAGGTGCTGGTCAGCGTCGCCGTTCCGATGTTGTTCGGCGCAGCGGTGAGTGACGAGTGGCTGGTCAGCGTTGCGCTGCCGAACCGCGTGAGTACGGCGGTCGCCGTCAGGCTGGACGCCGACGACAGCGTGGTGGACGCGAACTGCTGCCTGAAGCCTGATGCGGTAAGGCTGCTCGCCGTGGAGAGGGTGGCCGTAGCGACCTTGACCGGCACGCCCGTTGCGCTCAGCGAAGACAGCGACGACAGGACCGCAATGGCTCGGACGGTCACCAGAGCGCCGCCGCTAAGGCTGGAGGCCGAAGTCAGGGTGGCGATAGCC